GTGAAATTTTGATAAACTATCTTTGCTTCCTGTAAGTGATGATAGGCGATTTTCTCTGAATAGTCAGGTCCTGGATCTAGTCCAAGTCCTCCTAACCATTGTGGAATATAGAACGGGATGCCGTCTAATCGCTCATTACTCAGTACTTTATGATGATAGTAACGAAAGAGATCATCGAGATTTTGATAAAAGCAGTCGAAACCCTTTACGAGTTCCTTATGACACCATCCGAGACGTGTGACATTTTCGACCACTTCCGCGCCAACAGTAGCGAATTCAGCACTTTGCGATCGTACTAAACCCTTTACAAGGCCGAAGTTCACAAAGGGCACTTCCTTAAATTCTAGAAATCTATGAGATCTATCATTCAAAAGAAAGGTTCGTGAATTCATTTCAACAAAATAACGAGATGTGAAGGTCTTACCAATTGAGTTAAATAACCCAACCATCGCCGAACAACCAACCCAGTGGTCGAAGTTCTTGATAGCGAAACAGCAATCGTCCCCATTTATCAAACCGCGGAATTCCCTTATAGGAATGATTCTACCTTGGTCAATCTCTAACGCTTTTCTACAGACAGAAAAGTTAATAATGCATAAGATGGTGAAGCTTAGTATCTTACCCATTGGTTGTGCCTCCTTCTGTGGAGCACTCATCTTAAACTTTCGTGGATGTTCTTCGTTATCATCCGGGTCGACAAATGTAAATTCGACAATATTATCACACAGAGAACGCACAGCGACTTTAGAGTACTCCTCTTCAAGTCCTAGTTGGTCGCAGACAGCTTGTACAGCAACTCTCGTGTAGGAACCAATCATCTGATTGGTTGCGTTATCATAATCACCAGAAACATACACCTCACCTTCAGCAAGATGTGCCAGCGTGTCTTGAAGATGTTTCTCCGTCAAAGGTGTTCCAGTGACAGCAAAACATGCGTGCTTCAGCAGCTTTTTAGCTAGATGTTTCTGTAGGGGCTTGAGTAACCATGTCTCAAGTGCATCAGTTGTGGTGATTCCTCGAACTTTTAGTGCCTCTTTCAATCCAATAGGTTTTATCCTACTGTCTCGACTTAAGCAAAGTGAGATTAGATCCTCTACAATGATGTCCGTACCAAGATTGATGTCATCCTCAGGACCTTCTACAACATATTCTAAATATGGCTGAGAACGGGATTCGCCG